GACCTGCATCCAAGTAAGCACAACTATTTTGGTAATTTAAATGTCGACAGAGAAAGATTCCGCAGCAAGCAACTCGAAGCAATTGCGTCAGCAATCGGCGTCAAAGACTACTAATAAGGTCAAAAACGAGGCGAAACTTATATACTATATGCGACGATGGATTACGATTTGATAGGTGTGGTAGTGGGCGCGTTAAGCGGCATCATAGCAACATGGGTCAAGATGACCAACGAAGTCACAAAAATAAAGAGCCGCTTGTATTCACTGGAAAAACAAGAAACCAAGGTGCAAGAGACGTTAGAAGTGCTGGTTAACGGCATTAACGAAATCAAAATCTTGCTGGCTAAAAAAGGCATCGAGTGAGGCAAATTAACAAAGTCATACTGCACTGTTCGGACACCATTGAAGGCGCACACATAGACGTAGAAACCATACGGATGTGGCATAAGGCGCGAGGGTGGAACGACATCGGGTATCACTACGTAATTTACCTTGACGGTACGATAGCTAAGGGTCGCGACTTAGACGTAGTAGGTGCGCACTGCCGAGGCAACAATAAGGACAGCATAGGCGTCTGTTACATCGGTGGTGTAAGTTCTATGCGCGAACACACAGACACAATGACTGCACAACAAGACATGGCGTTTCTAGAACTGTGGAACGCATTAAAGTTGGTAGTCGGTGACCACATAGAATTGTATGGTCACAACGATTTTAGTAACAAGGCTTGCCCTTGCTTTAAGGTGCAAGAGAAGTATAAATTTTTAATCACTGAATGATGGAATTTTTTGTAGTAAACTGGAGCGAAATTTTAAACGCCGTGCTCATTACGGCTGGCACAATCACAGCCTTGACCGAAACGAAGAAAGACGACAAAATCGTCAACATTCTTGGTCGCATTTTAAATGCTGTAGTGCTAGGTAAAAACCGAGATAAGAAGTAAATTAGTGTAGCCTTTTTCCTAGGCTGACTTTTTTCCTCATTAGCGAAAGCCCCTGTCCAAACGTGGACGGGGGTTTTTTTGTGCCAAAACCGTAAATCTGTTTTAAGGCCATTTACAGCCCCATATAGCGACTTTAGGTGTTTAGTGGATACCTAGTACCTTTTTTGCGAGATATTAAAAAAGTCAACAAATTCAAGGGTTCTAGGGGTATTTGTTAAAATTGCTTCAAGGTGTGTTAGAATGAAACATTTGTGTATATTTGCACAAATCATTTAAATCATTTCTATGAACGTAACACCACAAATGAAGCGCATCGCGCAGGACTGGTACAACAAGGAGTTTAGCCAGTTGACGACAGAGCAGAAGTTTAACGTATTTGATGAGTCCGAGTGGATTGACAAAAACTACGACGACGAGCAAAACCGACACTGGCACAAACTGTCTTGGGGCAGTGAACCAACACGCGGAATTGACCCACGCAAAAAGTAAGAGACCATGAAAATCAACAACACAAGAAATGCGGTTAAGCGTATGCTTAGTGACCACATGGCATTGCGCGATGACGACAACGCGTTGATTGCAAACGTCTGGGCTAGAGAGTTGCAACAGCAAGGCATCGAGATAAAGGAGATGCGAGCCTTTGAATTTCTAGCGTCACTGGCTACGGGACGCCTGTCATCATCAGAAAGCATCACGCGGATGCGCCGACGGTTGCAGACAGAATACCCTTCGTTACGTGGCAACACGTGGGATAAGCGTCACAAAGAACAGTTTACAGTGCAAAAAGATTTGGGTTATGGCAATGTATAGTCACGAAGAAACGCAAGTTACAGGCGCGTGGGGTGCAGACGTAACGACTGTACACAACGGTCACATCTGGCAAGAGGTAAACGAAGACGACGTGTATGAAAACACCATGCGTTATGTTGCTGCGGGTTGGAAGTCTGTAGCGTTTACGAAAGGTTCGGTTGGTCAGATGACACGCTGTTACGTGTCTGAGATGACCAAGGACGAATTGCGCAAAAAGTTAAACGACATCGACTGGTGCTACTTTACATTAATTTTTGACTTAGAAAATGACAAATTCTGAAATCTACGCTTGGTTATCGTGGCGACGAGAAATCGGCTTGCCTGAAGTATCTGAAGACGTTATTCAACGCGTGAGGAGCGAGTGCATAGCAATTCATTCGTATCCCGAACCACCCATCAAAATTTACACGGTGAAGAAATACCTTTGGGGACTCATCACTATTTACAAACCACTTAAAATCGAGAACTATGATTTCTAAGATTGCATCAATTGAAAAGACAGACAACAACCCTTGGCAATGGCAGGGTAAAACTTTCCACGATTTCTGGGTAAAGCTAGAAGACGGTACGGAAGGCACGGCGTCAAGCACTTCACCCGAAGCACCACCGTACAAAGTTGGCGAAGAAGTCGAATACGACAAGCAAACAAACAACTGGGGTACAAAGTTGAAGATTAAGAAGATGAAGGCGCAGGGTCAGTCAGATGATAAACAAGCGTATTGGGCTGAGAAAGACGAACGTATTAGCCGTCAATGGGCTATTAACGCAGCGATGGAATACCTTGTCCACGCAACCACGGAAGCCAAGCAATTTAACTTGGATGAAATTAAAGTCGTAGCAAAGCAAATGCTTCACTTGCGCGATACGTTGAACGAAGCATCTGCACCACAGGCAGACGAAACTATGCAATTCTAATGACACTAAGAACATTTATTGAACACCACTACGGTAGCTTCCGACAGTTCAACCTGACTACGGGTTGGGGTCACAACAAGGCTAACAAAGCGTACCGAGAGAAACCTAACGATTTTATGTTGGTGGCAAAAAAAGTGGTTGAGGATACAGGCGTATCATACGACGAATTAGTGCGAATGATTGACGCAAGAGAAAACGAAATTCACGAACTAAGCAAAATACAATGAGAAAGTCTTGGGAAAAGGAAGAAAACGAACGACTGATTAGTCGCATAAACAAAGCTACCGACGGTCGCGGTCGCATCATGTGGCAAACTATACCTAAGTTGCGAGGCAGGTCGCAGAAAGCTATGGAAATACAATGGCATCGCGAGTTAAAGCCTAACTATGTGTGGAACGGTAAAAAGTACGTAGCTGAAAAATTTAAGTCGTATCGCGATGTGCCGCGCAAGCGTCCAGAACAAAAACAAATAAAACAGGTGCGTACGTTTCTGTGGGGTTTGTACAAAGTTGAGATATATGATTGACCACAACTACACGCACGAGTGGTTTGCTGAACGTAGCATTAGCGAACTAAGGAGGTATCGTCACTTCTTATATTTTATGTTGTTAGACGCTGTAGGCAAACGCAGGGTGCATCTTGAACGGATGCTCTTGCGTTGTCGCGCGGAACTCAACTTAAAGACTGGCGAAACGAAATATTAGATGGAAAGATACGTTTACGCATACTACGACGACGAAGGCAATTGGGTCTGGACAGCAGACATCATGGAAGCCGAGAAGTTTGCGCAAACGAACATATTTGAAATCGAAGTATTGTATGAGGCAGTTTAAAGGACTGTGGATACCACGCGAGATACTCGAACATCCACAACTACAGCCAGTCGATAAGATTCTGTGGGGCGACATTGATTCATTTAACTGGGGTGACCACACCTTTTTTAAATCAAATGCCGTAATCGCAGAAGAATATCAAGTGAGTGAACGAACGATTAGTCGGAGCATAAGCCGCTTAAAGCAAAGCGGTTTAGTGACGATTAAAACTGACGGACGAAAGAGGACTATTTGTCCAGTCAGGGTAGACAATTTGTCTAGGCTGCCTAGACAATATGGCGAGGCAGACTCGCCAAAAAGTCTACATATACTAAACAGTGTAAGTAAACAATCTAAGAAAACAGTGTATAGTACACCCACGCAAGAAGAATGTGTTTTGTACTTTGCGCAAAAGGGATGCCCTGAGGAAATGGCTGAACAGTTTTTTGATTACTACACGGCAAACGGCTGGGTGCAAGGTCAAGGCAAAAAACGAATAAAGGATTGGCAGGCTGCCGCCCGCAATTGGATTAGGAATCAAAGTAAATTCGAAAGGAAAAATGAAGGATTTAAAGGCGACAACTTCACATTTGAATCAGCAAACGACTTTATTACTAACGGGTAAAGTCCAGAGCCTTACGCCAGAACAGGCGTGGCATAACGGCACAAACATTCAAAAGGCAGTTAGGTATCATCCAGAGATGTGTCGCGGGTGGATTATGGCGCAGGTAGGAAAACTGTGTCGCGACATGGATATGAAAAAGACACTTAGCACGGACGAAGAACTGACGTTTACTTGCCGCGCAATTATTCAAGAGCATCCCACGTTGAAGCTAGAAGAAATTGCTGTGTGTTTTGACATGATTCGCATGGGTAAGTTTGGCAAACTGTACGAGCGATTGAAGTCGGCAGAAATACTTGACTACTTGCGTAGATATGAGGGTGAGATTCGCACCGACATAAAGGAGCGCGACGTAAAGCAAGAAGGGTTGGACTACACGCACAGCATGATGGAAAACATTGACCCAAAACTGTTGGCTCAATTCGTGACCGACAGCAATGTAAAGATGAAGCCTGACGGCATTGGTTCGCGGTTGCGCAGGCATTTGGACAACTACGCTGAGTACGATGAATCTTTACTAGAGAAGAAAGATGATTGAGCGCAATCACAACTGGGAATACGATTTAAAAGTCGGGCAAGAGGGTGAAAATGATTACAGCAAACTGTTGCGTGAAGGCAAGCAGTTCTACACGGTAGAGTGCAAGTCCGACAGGATTGCCCATCGCACGGGTAATTTCTACATCGAATACAAAAGTCGTGGGAATGACAGTGGCTTGTCAAAAACGCGGGCAGACTACTATGCACTTATGACGGTCGACACTAATTTTCACATGGTCGTAAAAACAGACCATCTAAAGAAAGCATTGCGTTCATGGCAGATGAAATGCATCGAAAAGAAGTTGCCGCCAGAAAAGACATGGCGCAAGAAAGGCGGCGACGATAACACCAGCATTGGAATGCTTGTGCCGATAAAGGAATTAGTAGATGAAATTTTGCAAGCAATGTAGTTTGTAGTTACATTGCACTTCATTAGTTATGGTTTGTGTTTTCAACAGCAGGGGGACGTGTAGGGCGTCCCTTTGTTGTTATATTACAGCATGAGCGAACGCACAAAAGCAGTTAACGCCTTAGACGCAGCGTACTCTATTTACGTTCGCAAAAGCCACGCCGACAAAAGTGGGTATGTATCGTGTTGGACGTGTGGTAAAACAACGTACTGGGAAAAGGAAGGTATGCAAGCAGGGCATTTTCAAACGCGAGTGAAGTACAGTACGCGATGGCACTACGAAGAAATAGATGGAAAGACCGTGACCTTAAATTGTAAGCCACAATGCGGAGGTTGCAATATGGTTATGGGGGGCAGGAATTACGAGTTTGGTATTAAGCTAGACGAGGTATACGGGGAAGGAACTGCGCAACGACTTATATTAGAAAGTAACACGTCGCGAAAGTTCACAACGTTGGAACTGCGCGAACTGTGCAAATTCTTTAAGAAACTAACCAAGGAGTTGTGACTTGTGTAGAGGCGTTTATAAATGAGAACTACGACAAACTCAGGGAAATAGCGGTGCGGTGCGTCGGGCAAAACGGCGACGACTTGTTACAGGATATATGCCTTGATTTAGTGCAGTGCGAAACTGACAAGTACGAGGCGATGTGCGAACGCGGCGAACTTATTTATTACGTGCAACGGTGGCTGTACCTTTGCGCCTACAGTAAAACGACGAGGTATTATTACAAGTATCGCAAATGGAAGGAGCGTCTGACGTTTGACTACCCACTGAATGCGGTGGGCAATATGCCAGACAGCTACGAAGAGTTAAACCATAAAGAACAACTAGCAGCCATTGAAAAGCTGTTGGAATCTTGCTATTGGTTTGACGCTGAGATATTTAGAATTTACTATCTTCACAATCACAGCATTAATACATTGACCAATGCAACAGGAATCGGAAGAAAAACAATCCAAAGCAGTATCAAAAAAACCAAGGCGTTCATCCAAGCGCACGAAGACGAAATCAAAGGGGCTGGGTGATACTGTCGAGAAAATTACGGAAGCTACAGGAATCAAGAAAGTAGTCGAGGCAATTACCGATGACTGCGGTTGTCAAGAACGCAAAGACAAACTGAACAAGCTGTTCCCTTACGCTACTGAAATGACGGCTGAACAGAAATCGCAGTACGAGACAGTTATTAAGCCACAGGCAGACAAAGGCGTATTGTCCAGCGAAGCACAAAAACTGGCTAACCAGATGTACCGTGACGTATTAGGATACAAAGCACGGTTTACGCGCTGCGGGTCATGCCTAAAAGAGCGATTGGTAAAACTGCAAAAAGCATACGAAGCGTCGTGCGAATCCTAACAGCAGGAATGCTGGACGGGTATCAACGCAGAAAGGACAAAACAGTTAGCCTGCGATTTATTACCCAAGAGAAAACCAGCACAGAAATTATGCAGGTAGACGAATTAGTCGATACCTACGGTATGCTTTTCTTTAAAGCGTGTGAGACACTGGAGCAGTCAGAAATCGAGGAATTGGACAAAATCGATTTAGACGTCTTTGACCAGCCTAAAACACAAAGCCAAAGGTTACGTAACGTCTTATATAAGTTATGGGAATCACAAGGCTCTAATGGCGATTTTAAGACATTCTACAAGCAGAAGACCGAGCAGGTGATTAGCCACTTCAAAAGTCAGATTGAACTGTAACTTACAATAGAATACAATGGCGAACTACATCGACGTAGATATAGAAGAAGCGGTAATTGCTTTGCAAAATTTTGAGATAGTCTATCTTAGTGGTCAGCCACGAGCAACCAGTCGTACAATTGCGTTTCACTCACGTTACGAATGTTTCCAGAATGGATTAGGAACATTTACGATTACCGACCAAGGGCGCGTCGTAGGTGAATACAAACGACCAAAAAAATGCTTGCAGGTTGCGAATAGCAGACAATTTGCAAACGGGGGATTTTTTTTAATTGAGGAGTGATGCCATTTAAAAAAGGACAAAGCGGAAACCCAAACGGGAAACCCAAGGGTGCTAAAGGCAAAGTGTCTAGCAAAGCACGTGAGTTGTTTGTGCAGGTTATGGAAGGCGAGATGGAAAACATCCAGAACTCGTTGGCTATCCTACGCGAGAACAGCGACGAGAAATACCTAAAGGCACTAAGCAGCATGATGCCATACTTTATGCCTAAGCAGTCAGAGACGGAAATTAAGGTGCAAGAAGCCCCAAGCGCACCGAGTTGGTTTGATGAGGTTTTAGAAAAGACGGGAGCAGATGATACAAATTTGGTGGATTAATACAAGTTGTATATATTTGTGTCATGAAACACACAAACACTACAAACTTTTTAAGAGACGAAAGCAACGACAACATCAAGTCAATGCTTGAACAGGACATCGCAACGACTGCACGACAGGCTTGCGACCTTCGCCACCCAAACATTATTATTCAATCTACTGACTTGGTAGACGAACGAATGTTCGAGGCATACTTTACGGAGCGATTGAGCGAAGACGACCACGCAGAGTTGGTGTCGCAACTGCAACACAACTTTGGAGAAGAAAACATCTTCTTTCTGGATGTAGGACTAGTTAAAAACTGCCACGTGTACAAAGTCACGCTACACGTAGCAAAGTAAGAAAGTAGGGCGTAAGCCCTATTTTTGTTTATGCGTCAGCCAAAGACATACTACGACCTAAAGAACTGCAACACACGCGTAGCTGTGTTTCAGGGCGGGACGCGTAGTGGCAAGACGTTCTCGATAATTACGGTGCTGTGCGAATGGTGCTATCGCAACCAGAACGCAGGGTACGTACTGACCATAGTGCGTAAAGCGTTTCCTTCGTTACGTGCATCGGTCATGCGTGACTTTTTGTTTATCCTAGACCGTGAAGGTTGGTATGACGAGCGTAACCACAACAAGACCGAGAACACTTACAACCTGTTTGGCAATACGTGGGAGTTTCTCTCAATTGACCAGCCCGCTAAAATCAGAGGCGCAAAGCGGCAGTTCTGTTTTATCAACGAGGCAAATGAACTAGACTTGGAATCGTACCGACAGTTGACGCTAAGAACGTCGCACGACCTTGACGCACCGTCAGTTATCTTGGACTACAACCCGTCGGATGAGTACCACTGGATTTACGATGAGGTCATACCACGCGATGACGCGTCATTTTTTAAGTCAACCTATCTTGACAACCCGTTTCTTAATCAGGAAACGATTAACGAGATTGAACGCTTACGAGATACTGACGAATACTACTGGACGGTCTACGGATTGGGTGAGCGCGGACAAAGCAGAGAGACTATCTTTCGCAGTGACGTTTACAGCGAACTACCAGAACGCGCTAAGTTTTTGGCGTGGGGTATTGACTGGGGTTTTGCCAATGACCCGACTGCCTTGGTCAAGGTGTACGAACATGACCACGCGCTGTACATTGAAGAGTTTATGTATAGTGGCGGACTTACCAATAGCGACATAGGTCACAAACTTCAGGAGTTGGGTATCACACGGCACGAGGAAATCATAGCTGACTCAGCCGAACCCAAGAGTATCGAGGAGATACACAGGATGAACTTTAACATCAAGCCAGCAAAGAAGGGTGCAGACTCAGTACGCATCGGAATCGATGTTATGCGCAGGTACAAGTTGTACGTCAAGGACACTAGCCTAAACGCGCAGAAAGAATTCCGCAACTACAAATGGATGACAGACAAGAACGGACGTGTGCTAAATCAACCAAGGGACGAATGGAATCACTGCGTCGATGCTGTGCGCTATGTTTGCCTAAATAAGTTGCTACGTCGAACAGGAAAATACTTTGTA